ATCCGGTCTTTGGGAAATTGGCGGCCTCAGTTCGCGCTAAGGCCGCAGCGATGTAAGCATCAGCTTATCATCATACCCACCTGGGCAGGTGGGGCATAGTCGGTTGACAACCGACCACTCTATGTAAAATGACTCTGGGAAAGTCTCGGGGTCAACAGTCGAGAGGAAATTGGAGATGGTCACGAAAAGTCGGACACGGAGCTACTTGCGACCGGTTTTGGTCGATGACAAGCAGGTGACAGTGTCCATTGACTCTGTCTCAGAATCCATGTCTGACTCCTCCACTTCTGGCTCTGCCAGAACGGAGGTCGATGCGGTGGATAAGTTCATGTCGAACCCCACCACACACACCGATTTCGTGCGCGCATTACAGGCGTCTAGCAAGTCGCCTGGAGATGCCGGTTTGGCTGACTTCCGCGTACAGCGAGTTCGCTCTACGTATGGAAGAACCAGTGGGATTTGGCACACCTTTGCAGGTGGACCAATTCACACAGTGACCGACTTCGCAATGCGCACTCCGTCAGGCTCTGAGTTCCCATCGCTAACGCCTTACGTTGAACCCACACGGGCTCAACTGAAGGCGAAGGGACAGGAATTGTATCTCCAGGCCCTACCCAATAGGGATCAGGCGCAACTTGGAACGCTTCTCGGGGAAATTGTCAGCAACCCTGTTAGGGCGATGGCACTTCCTGGAAAAGCGGCACTCCAAGCTGCGAGACGTCAAGTACGTCTGGTACCTGGGCGCCAAAAGGCGCTGATTCAGAGCCGTCATCGGCGGATTTCCGAGCTACCCCTTGAGGATGCTCGTGCTGCCGCAGATGACTACCTTGCGTATATCTTCGGTGTTCGTCCTACGGTTCAAGATCTGGACCGTTTAGCGGAGAGCATCTCATCTTCCCGGAAAATTGCTGAGAAGGTGTCCCGCACCGCGGGGAAGAGAATACGCCGGAGGAGAGTCGACCCGCCTCGCGAGAGGCGAGCCTACAAGATCACTCCTAACACGTGGACCCTCGCTATGTCCAACGGTAACTCAATGGGCTTACGAGGGACGCGCGTCGCCGTCACGGAGAGTATCCAGGAAAACTGGTTCTCTGCGGGATTTCGCCAGACAGCATCTGAAACAGATGATTGGCTGGGACGATGCAGCACCTTGTTCAAGACCCTAGATCGAATCACTGGTCTAGGCTTGGACGTTAAGGTCGCGTGGGATTTGATCCCATTCTCCTTCATTGTCGACTGGTTTGCGAATACTGGCGACTTCTTAGAGAATCGTCAAGTCATCGCAGACTACAACATCGTCTGCGAGTACGGGTACCAAATGTGCCATACTCGCCTCCTGAAAACGATGACAGCCACAGGTCAGCTCGGCAAATACGCCGGGATAGTTGATGGTAGTGCCGCCGTTGCCTCTTACCATTATCTGGTAGAGACAAAGATACGCACTTCCAGCGGCAGTATCGGTTTTGCAACCGATATTGCAGCCCTGAACGGTTATCAATGGTCTGCGCTTACGGCGTTAGGCCTCAGCGCACACCCAGGAGTTCCGCCTAGACGTCGAGTCTAGTCGGCGAGTTCGGGAAAGTCCCGACTCTTGCGTACCTAAAGGAGGTACGTATCGCCCCTTGAAAGGAGCACACATCATGGCACTCGCGGATCCTCAGGTTATTCCTGGAACTCCGGTTCTCTCGCTTGCGCGCGTAAGCGTGCAGCTCGGGAATTTCGGAAGCGCTGACAGCACGTACGAACTCACAATCGACCACACATCTGGGACTCGGGCTCGACACCTTGTCAAGCTCACCCAGAGGAAGATTGCTGCAGATCCGTTTCTGACAACTCAGAACCGCGAATTTGCGCAATCTATCCACCTGCTGGCAAACGCCCCTAAACAGGGCTACACCAACACGGAAGTTGTGGCTTTGTGGGATCGTTTCGCTGCCTACATCGCAACTGGTGGCCTTGCGGCCGCCATCATCGCAGGACAGGCATAGGTCAAAATCGGGCGTTAAATGCCGTGAGATCGACCGTCCTACCTGCGATGATCCAGGGAGTCAGGGTTAAACCCTGACCTGAACCGTCGCTGCTGTGAGACCTTGGAACTCGACCCTCAAGGAGGGCGTGTTGAAAAGCCTCGTAGCTCTGACAGCTGCACTCTTGCGAGATGCAGCAAATCAGTACTCGCTTGACCCCACTCGTGACATTGAGACCGTCACGAGAAGACATCGTCTCGAGGGCGAACCCTTCCTGACGATTACACTGGATGCCTTTCGTGTGGCGTTCGAAGCCGCACTTGAAGCAGGCACCTGGGACAACATCCTTATACCGGGTTTCCGGAAGGATGGACATCTCCCCGCATTCATGCGGGGTTTTGTCTCCCTAGTGTTCCAGAGGAACGGACGTGTTCGTCCGGTGGTAGATCCGAATGTCATCAGATGCATTCGACAGGTATCTGGCGCTTGCGCCAAAATGCATGTCCCATGCAAGCCCGAGTACGTTCAGCGAGCCCAACGCGATTTTATTGCGGTGGACGAACTGGCAATTTCTCGAGCCACAGCCGACCTTAAGGCTGTGTTTGCTGATCTCTTCGATCCAGTGATGCGCGATGTCATCTCAGACATCGACTCGTTCTCCGTGCTTGTGAAACACGGTAACGGGAAGAGCCAGGATAAAATTCCGCCAAACACTCGGTGGAATTTTGCCCGTTGGGATAAGCGGTGTGAATCGCTTTTCCCATCCCGGCTGTACGCTCACGTCAACGATCGCCATGAAGCGGTCGCACCGGTCGAATATGTAGCTGCAGAGATGGTACCCGCGAGGGTATCATTCGTTCCAAAAACGGCGAAAGGTCCTAGGACCATCGCTGTCGAGCCCTCCTGGAGGATGTTCATCCAGCAGGGCTTGCTCCGATCGCTGGTTTTGTCGATTGAGAAACGGGGTTTACCACCTCGCTTCACAGACAGCGAGTACAACCGTACTCTGGCCCGCAAGGGCTCATTGGACGGTAGTCTCGCTACCATCGACCTTTCCAGTGCTAGCGACTCTGTTTCATCAGCCATCGTGGCTGATTTGACAGGGGGACGTCCCATTTTTAAGGACGCCATTTTCGCTTGCCGGAGTTCCCAGGCGGAGTTACCTGGGGGAACCACCCGTACTCTCAATAAGTTTGCGAGTATGGGGTCTGCAGTCTGCTTTCCTATCGAGAGCATGGTCTTCACGGCGATCGCCGTGCTAGCCCTTGCACCCCGTCTAGCAAATGGGGCGGTATCTCTACCAATCGACAGGAAGGTCGTCGGTCAGGTGGCTGTCTTTGGAGACGACATCATTGTCCCCACTGACAGGTACTCTTGCGTCGTATCCGCCTTAAACCAATTCGGGTTCAAGGTGAACATGAAGAAGTCCTTTTATAAAGGACGGTTTCGTGAGTCTTGCGGGGGTGACTTCTATGCGGGACACTCCGTGTCCTTTGCAAAAGTTCGCCACCCTCTCAAGTACGATACGACGACTGCGATCGAGACTACGTCAACAGTCTCACTTCGAAACCAGCTCGCTGCCTTTGGCCTTTGGCCGAAGACAGTCAAAGCGATGGACCGTCTGTTTATGGACGGTCTGCGTCTCTTTCCTTATGGGACAGAGCGCTCGCCCGGTCTGGTTCGGGTGTGTTCCCCCGAGGGGGCACACGTTCCGCCAACCGTAGGACGCTTCAACACCGACCTTTTTAGGGTCGAGCAGAAGATTTTCTACGAGAGGTCGACTTTCAAGAGAGACGTGCTGGATGACTGGTCGGGACTTCACAAATCCCTAGCTCTTGCTGAAAGGCAAGATCTACCCAGTGTTCACCCCGTGTCTTACGAGGTTGCAGGACGAGCCGTGCGCGTCCGATTGAACGCGCGGTGGTTGCCCATACCGTAAGGTATGGGTCTATAGGGGACACGTTGGCTACCAAGCCAAGCTGTG